AGGGAAACCAAAGTATCCAGTTTCGTAATTCCCTGAAACTTCCCATACGCTTTAATTAAGGGATTAGGAAGTGAGGAAGCGTTAACATCAAGATTAGCATTTGTCATGCTTCCTGTTTCGGGACACCTGGACCACTTAACACCCCAATTCAACCGTCTATCGACGATTTCTGTAGAGCTTGGGTCACCACTGAATCCAGCGTAATTATTCTTCACCGCGCCGCGAGTAAGCTTAAATCGGTATGGAAGGGGAGGAATGATAGATCCTGTCAAGGGAGAACGAACACCGTCACCCCAAAGGCGTCCGGCGTTGGGGTCCGCTGCTGAAGCATCTCCTGTCTTACTATTACCATAGATAACACCACCAACCTCAAGCCGGGATCGACCATCGGTCAATGTATCATTAGTCTTAAGCACTGGTACACCAGAAAATCCAAAGGGACATACGTTCTTTGGAACATCTCGTTTATACACTGCATCGGCAATGACGACCCTAACGAAGTTAGAAAGATTCGGGTAACGACCAGTCACAACGATTCTCTTTTCAGCATCATTATCAGCATCAAAGTTATACCGAGCTTTATAATCACCAACCCTTCGGCCAACAAAGTTCTCCGATGAGGGGTCAAGATTACATGCGGGATAAGACTCTAAAACCTGGGGCTGAAGATCTGAATCATCAAATCTTCGTACCTGTACTTCAAACTCTGGATAAGGATAATTGTCATTTGTAGAAGCCCGTAGGTTTGCTATGGTGATCTTTACCTTATCATTTGCATAGTCACCATCAGAAAGACCCTCAAAGTACATGAGGGCGTATTCTTGGCCACCATAGGGTTGCGAGAATATCTGTGGCGTACGTGCGGTAGTATACCTGGTATCTAACCGTCCAAAAGATGATAGAGCGTATCTATCAGCACCAGCTAACGCGTTCGAAAGATTGCTATTGGAACCAGAAAGTAATGCAAGAGGATATACATCTGGGCTTGAGCTTTGATCAACACTCGCTAGTTCATCTTCGACAGCAAAGTCGAGATATAGCAGATGCTGATGTTCATAGAACTTAAGCGGATCAGTGTTTAGAACATTTGTGATATACGCTTGATCAGTTGGGTCAAGCGATGCAGTCATGATTCGTACACCGGGCAAGCTATTAATTTCGTTTGTATATGCTCCACCCCGTGAGGACGAAACTGCCAATGCGAAATACTTGTTATTCGTAGATCTCTGAACTCTAGCCTTAGAGTCCAATGTATTAGACCAAGATTCTGCGGTGTTTGAGGAATTCGGCGCATCCATAATCTGCATCCGACTACCAGATGCAGTGAACAAGACGGCGCGAACAAGGTTCACGGTATCTCCACCACTGGAGTTGAATGAAGGATTATCAACAAACTGTGGGAATGAATAATCACCTGACGCTGACACGAAGTGTCTTGCGACAAGGAATTGCACACAGCTATCCGAATATTGACCGTCTGTAACTGCTCCCAGTGTATCAATATTCCACTGAGACAATGCAGGGGCTATCTTAAACCCTGCATTTTTTACGGTTCCATACTTTAAAGTATTGTTGAGATCGGTTGATGTTTCATTCGCTCCAGCACCTAATACTCTCATGTATGTTAAGGCTGTCTTATTGCTCAAGAAAGCTTGGACCGCATATGGACCAAACCGATTGGTGTCTATATCACCGAACTTATTAATAAAGTCGGTCATGCTCCCTACCGTTACAGGTATGAAGGCAGGACCTTTCTGTGCTGTACCAACAACACCTGCTGGTATGCCTACTATTTCGGTTGTTCTCGCCGTCGCGTCAATTTCACGCTCGAAAAAACCTGGGGATCTAAATGTTTGCTCTGCCATGAGTTGGGTCTCCTGGATCTTCTTTATCACAAATAACTATTTCGTACGATGCCTAAATGTCTTATATCGCCCTATCAATCTTTGAGTAGTTTTCCAAGATCAATAGCAATGCCACTTGGGGACTTCTTACTAAACTTAAAAACAGCCTCTCCGTTCTTTGGGTCTGCACTAGAAATTATAATTTCGATGTGCTCTTTCTCCCCCGTAAAAGGGTTGATATTTGTAATTATAGTCGTCGGACGCGTTAAACTCGTAGAGCCAGCAATATTGGCTGCAGACTGTCCTCCGAGTTCTACCGTGGGGGTGCCTGGAAAACCGGTGATTATACCTTTTCCTACTCCTATGCCTGCTGGAGGCATCCCTTCATCAGCTGGCATCGTGTCTGTCAAAATATAATCACTGGCATTTCCGGAAGGAATTCCAGCGGGTGGAGCGCCGGAAGGAACTCCGCCGATACCTTGAGACGTATTAAACGCGACCTCGGGAGAAGACAGCGTGCGTCTAAACGGCACCGGTAGACCGGGCTCTTGAGCAGCGACCATATAGGCAGCTACGCTCATTGAAAAACTATATTTGACCAATCGCTCTACATCTGTAAAATCATCAAAATTATTCTGGGGTGTTAAGGCTGCATCAACAAAAGCTGTGAATCTATATCCGTCCTCTGTTTCAATTACAAACGTTCTTCGTCTATTCTCAACATATCCATTCATCATTACGTTGATAAGGGAATTCATTTCTTGAGTATATTGCGTCCAGAATGTTATTTCATATGATGCAGTGTATTGCTTGATTGGAGGAATTTGAATCGTCTCAATTAAATTACTAGAAATAGATGGCGTCAATACGGTCCCTAACCGACTAGACACCGACACAGGAGGAGCTGCACGACGAGTTGCTAAACGACCTCCGGTTGTTCCTCCCCCATCACCATCTGCCAAGGTCCCATATGCGCCTATAGCCACTTCATCTGAATTCTTAAACCCATGAGCGTTTTGAAGCCTTTGATATCTCAGGTCATCTTTACTTAAGCGAACCCTCACAGTTATAGGACCACCCTGAAATTGGCTGGCACCTTTGGCGCTTTCTTGATCAATCCCCGTTCTAATCACTGATACAAGAGGTAATATCAAAGCATTTGCCTTATCTCTAAGGGGTCTGTTTCTGGCAAGTAATGCAAAGCGCTCGCCAGTCGCAAAAATAACAGGTACCCGCTTTAACTGATCTTTACGCTTATAGAACATTGGAAGCTCTTTATCGAATAAATTAAAAACTCCTCTGTCCACATCCTCTATTGTGCACGATGGCATTGAAAAATCGTCAGCAACATCATCATTTGAGTAGCCCGTTTCGACTCTCTCATATGCACCCTTTGTTATGGAATATCGTGTTGCCATATTAACTCTCGTCGTAGAAAGAAGAACTTATTTCACCAGGCGATCCCTTGGGGGAAACCTCGGCGGGTGCCGGTTCGGGGGGTAATTGTAGTTTTCCTTGCTCTATTAACGCGCGCTTATCGCCGGTAGCTTCTCCATCTACTTCAGCGAATCCACGTTGCTGGATGAACGTTCTTTGAATCGCGTCTGGGTCTCCAGGATAATACCCTTCATCTGTTGGACCATGAGGCTCCTTGTCAATAAGACCCTTTCTGGCCTGCTTCCCGAGCAGCTTCACACCCGTCATATACTCAATCTCTCCATAAATATTTGATTGCCACACAACCGAGGTAACCTCAAAAAACGTTTCACCATATGAAAAATAATCGCCTTCCTGAACATCGATATCTTTGTCGATTAAATCCTTATAGTGCAAATATGCTTCTGTTGTGTAAAGACTTTCGCTACCAAACCGACCGGTTGACACCGCCTGTGGCTCCCATGCAACTTGAGCATCAATCTCAATTGGTGGATTAAAATACTTGTCTATCGCTTCCTCATAAATATCATGAATCTGTGTAACGTCTGTGCGGATCGAGTAATAGTATATCTTCTGACCTACGACGTCCTTTATCAATTCTTTCGTAAGATCCGATATAAGGTCTTGCTCTCTGGGAGTTATGAAAAGTCGGGCCATTCTTTACTCACTTAATAACGATTGATTTACCGAGCGGCATGGGCATATGCTTTAGCGCTCTCATAATATTTTCTGCATCTGTCGCTTGTCCCTCAAGCAAAGCGCTGTAGGTTAAACTATCCAGGAGTTCAACAAGCTGATCTCTTAAGCGCGTCTGGTCTTCTCTTCCTTGAGATATCAAGTCGGCGCCATTTAATTGTAAATCACCAGAAGGAATAGGGACTGTTGCGAATTTTGATCGAACGGCGCCTAATAATTCTTTACATAGCGCAAGACAGAATTGTCGAATCCATTGTCGGCCGACAGAATTCGTCTTGCTATATTTCATGCGTCCATATGGGGCATTTGATAAATTAGACACACCATAAATCGTATCATCTTTAATATCGGGGTTATATGGATCTGGAGCAAATGCAACTCGTATCCACAGCTTCATTGCACTAGAACCGGTTACCTGCGTTGGCATTGGGTATATTCGGATATTCTCACCAATTATCCGATAAGAATAATTGGACTTCCTAACACGGTTAGATATATCCATCTGTCCAGCTCTTAAAATATCTTCAAAAACAGGAAGGACATAAAAAATTGTTTCTGGTGTAAAAGACTCAAAGCTAAATTCGTTATTTAGATAATTGACTGCTGAAGTTGTGTCAAAAAATCTATAAGCAGCCTGTGGACTAAAGTGAAAAACTTCTTTGATTCTCATCTTTGTTCTTGGAGAATTTTTGCTACTTGACACGATAAGATTACCGGCTGTGTCTTTTAATTGGTTATAGATATTGTAGTCTTGCTTCTTATACTCAAGTTGAATTGAACCAGAGACCTCATTATAAGAGCCTCCAACACCCGCCTCCATAGAATAGGGCTCTGACATTCGAAGCAAAAATTCAAGATTCTGTTTTGGAAATAGCCCGGTTACATTACTACCAGTATTATATCCCAATAAATTGTTTAGCTGCGATTTAGCATCTGCTTCATTAATAATACGGCCATATTCGAGGAATGATTCCTCTAAACAAGCCCACATTTGCTTTTTTGTCAACTCAACACTTAGAATGTCATCGCCTAATTTCCTTTTCACAAAGGAAACCACAGCGTCAGCTTCTTGCTGAAAATCTATATCAGTATCGAAGAAGCTAAACGGAGTTGGTTTTTTAGTATAAGCAAAAGAAGACATATCACACCCTAATGATAACTATTATGCAGGGCGTAAAATGTCTTTCTTTACTTGCTTGAAAGAATGGGCTTCTTATTTAGAAGATGCCAAAGTCTTCCAGGGGACCTTCACCCCACAGCCGCTTAAATAAAGCGACCATTAAATCAGATCTTTTTGTCTGCGTTTCGATGTGACCAGCCAAAAGAGCCATGCTCTCATCTGCCGTACCACATCCGGCGACCATCTGCGATAATGTGGGTGGACCAGGATCAGGTTCATTAGCGGTGGACATTTCAGCCAGCTGTCCTTTCAACGCCGCAATTTCTTTTTGCGCGGCGTCGAGTTCAGCTGCTGATACACCTGTCTCTGGTGCGGGTGTCTCTGTTGCGGGTGCCTTTTCCGGGGTTTTCTTTACACTAGTACTTGTCTTTGTTGTTGATGCTGCCATTGTTGGGGCCTCCTATCTACTCGCTTAATTTAATAAGGCAGAGTCAGAAGTAAAAAAATGCCGCCCAAAGGACGGCATTTTAATCATTAACAATTCGAACTATCAGTTTTATGCAAACTGAACGAATTTCAAAAAGACATGCAACTTACCAGCAGTGATCGTTCCACCTGATGCGACGACCTCAGGATAGAGCTTCCGCTCTGTAGCAGCGTAACCAGCACTAGCTACTGCTACGAGCACAGCCGTCCCACCCAGTGCTGTGGTTAGGGCAGTGTCAGTTGAGCTTCCCAGTCCAACTGCGAGCGTGGTGACTGACGCGTCAAGGGAGTCTGCATCAAGTACCATCGTCTGAGCACCCCCAGCAGCCGTTCCAATTCGTAAACCGAAGTTTCCACTAGCAGCGGCGCAGGCAGTTGTAACAACGCAATCAACTCCCACTAACTGCGATTTTGCAGGTTGAACGACACCAGCATCCGCGGCGATCGTATATTCTGTTGCGGCAGCTGATGCAACGAGTACTGCTGTCTGGACGCATTCAACACCAATTGCGCCCTTACCTGTATCTTGATAGAGACCCTTGGTATCATCTCTTCTTACTCTAGGCATAATTTCCTCCTTAATATGAGTTTACTTGTTCGCAAGATTCCGACACGCTGGCGAGGTCAGCTATATGCAATGTGCCGGGCCTACAACTAAGTATCTCGTATATATTAAATTTGACAAAATAAAAGGGGTGGACCCCGAAAGGTCCACCCCTGAATATTAATGACTTCGTCTAATCAGATTAGATGACGTCCATACCCATACACGTTACTGTACCGTAGAAGTCGGAACGTACCATCTTCTTGCCGTACCGAGTCATCACGCCCTTGCGAGGTGTGAAGTCTTCGGGAGCGAAGATAGTAGGCGTAACGATCAGCGGCACATAAGGAGCGTATACGTAACCGGTCTCAAGGTAGCTACCGCCCTTATACCCAACAAGAATCTTGTTGCGTGGGAAGTAGGGGTCCTTATAGACTGTGAAACGGTTGCTCAATGTACCAACCTTCTCGGCACCAAGACTCATACCAGGTCCAACCTGACCGTCACCATCGATGCTGTAAACAGGCTTGTAAAGCACGGAGGCCTCAAGGACTGTTGCAACATCGGGGCTAACGACGATAAAGTTAGCGGAACCACGAAGAGTCAAACGGTGAATCTCATTTGCGACATCAATGATAGTCTCAACAAGAGTCTCATACCACTCACGAACTGTACCGGTAAAGGCTGGACCGCCCGCGAGGGAAGAGGCCTTAACAGCAGAAGCACCAGACTTCTTATTAACGAAGTCACCGGGCTTACGGCTCCAGTAGTAGTTTGTGTCAGCCTGCATGAGGAGGTCATTCAGGATCTCGCGGTCAATCTCTAGAGCAATCTGCTCAGAGAGAATCTGAGTAAGCTCAACCTCAGCATCCAAGCTGTGGTAGGCATTCAAATCCTGTGCGAGTTCTGGGGACCAACGTGCACGCAACTTCCGAGTCTGAGCGACAACCGAGATAGCCTCGATCTTAATGTCAATCTCAGGAATGGCAGGAGCAGGTGTCGTACCGAAGTTAGACTCAAAAACGGGGACAACAAGAGTGTCAGCGTTTGAAGAGTTAACGTTCAATGAGTTCGTCTTGGGATAGCTCAAACGGAAACTTGAAAGATCCGTTGCTGCTATCGCCGTTCCAGACATAACCATAAGAAGTGCCGAACCGGCCTTCTGTGCCGTAGCCATTGGATCCGGTGAAATGGGTCCACCAGCAGAACCAGACTTAACGAGCTGGTTCAGACGACGAAGGTTATAAACTCCCTTACCACCCTGGAACTTCTCACCAAAGACAGCCACGTCAGTAGTAGCAGTATTAATGGTTGAACCTGTTAATACCAGTGCCGCCTCCTTGACTGCCGTTACATCAAAGTCAGCACCAAGAGCACCGAGGTCAACACAACAGAAGAAGTAGGGGTTACTATCATCATCGATTAGCTGAGTAAGCTGAGGGTCAAACTGAAGGAAACGACCATCAGCACCAGTTGAGCCAACACCACCAGATAGAGTAGCTGTGCGACTCTGTGCGGCAGAAGTACCAAGCAAGAAACCTGGAACACTGTTTCCAAGTGTTAAGTTGGAACCGGTATGGACTCTGGAGTAAGCGGAACCGGCAAGGTCATACTGACCACCAGCACCGAGGGAACCCGACTGGATTCCCTTACCCGCGGGGTTATTATAAATTGACTGACCGGCATCATAGATGTTCTTGGTGGCGGACCCTAGGGAACCGTCAACAGTACCACCGACGTTTGAACCGTATGTGTAGTCAAGGTAGAAGAGCAGACCGGAAGGTAAGCTCATCGGTTGAATGGAAACTAACTCATTTGCCACAAGGCCACCGAAAACTCGGCGAACAATGGGGAAAGCGATGTTAGTGAAACCCCGGATATCTCCGGAGCCAGCAGAGGGTGTGAGTCCACCACCACCAAGGGTGTTTTGCTCACGTAGGATCTGACCTGCTTGGTTCTCGAGCAAC